TACATTAGCAAGAGCCAAAACTACATTTGGAGTTTATGATAAAGTTATGGATTTAGCTCCATTAGCATGTCCTACAGGTGATCAAACAAGATTATGTGATTATTATATTGCTTCATCGTCATATTCTGTATTTCCAAGTTCTTATACTTCTGATTATATAAGTGATTCAATTTTACCTTTAGTAATTAAAGCGGGAGCAAGATTAATTGAATTAGATATTTATGCAGGTGATAAAGATAAACCTGTTGTTGGATTAAAAAATGAACAATTTGGATATGATTATGCTAAAAATTCTGTTTCTTTAGAATCATGTTGTGTTTCTATAGCAAATTCAGCATTTAATAAATCTGAAACTAAAGCTGCAGATGATCCATTTGTTTTAAGTTTAATGTTTCATACACCTAAAACTACAACTATTAATGCTTCAGCTGAAATTCTTAAACAAACTCTTTCTAAATACTTCTTAGGTCCTGAATATGCATTTCAAAGAAAAAACTTAGCTCAAGAACCTATTTGTAATTTATCTGGAAAATTAATATTAGTTTCAGGTGGTGAAATTAAAGGTACTGCATTAGAAGAACTTATTAATTTATCATGGAACACATCAGATTTACGTCGTATATCTTATATGACTGCTTCACAACCATATGATCATGAAGAACTCATAAATAATAATAGAAAATCTATAACTATGGTTGTACCTGACCCCGATCCTGATTTAAAAAATAATAATCCTGTAATCTTATTTGGATATGGATGTCAATGGAATTTAATGAATTATGGTTCATTAGATTCAATGATGGAATTATATATTGGTAAATTCCAACAAGGTTCATTATTATTAAAACCTGAACATCTGCGTTATAAACCTTTAACATATAAAAAACCTACCTTGCCTCCACCTGAACATTCATTTCAACCTATGGCGCATACTTCACCCATCTATGATTCAAATCCTAAAACTGGTGATAAGTCCATAGTAATTTAATTTCCTATTCCTATATATAAAAAAAGATGCCGAACGCATGGATTACTCACGTTAAAAAAACGATGCGTACGATGAAATCTAAAGGCACCTACAAAAAAGGTATGGGTCTTAAACAAGTAATTAAAGAAGCGAAGAAATCATGGAAAAAAGTAAAGAAAGGTGGCGCTGAAGAAGAAGAACCTATGAAAGTAGAAGAAGGTGCTGTAGCTGCTGCTCCTCTTCCTGAAGAAGGTGGACGTCGTCGTAAACGTGGAACTAGACGTCGTAAACATTAATTAAAAAAAAATACGTTTGAACATATAAAGACAAATGGGTGGAGGTTTATTACAACTTATTGCATATGGAGCCCAAGATGCGTATCTTTCTGGGAACCCCCAGATCACATTTTGGAAAGGTTTATATAAACGCCACACGAATTTTGCAATGGAACCTTTTCGTATAAATTTTAATGGTCAACCTAATTGGGGAACTAAACAAACTGCTATTGTTGGTCGTCATGCTGATTTACTTTATTCTACTTATGTAGAAGTTCAATTACCTTATTTAGGTACAGATGGACTACCTGCTCAATGGAATTATGGAAGATCTGCCGCCGATGCAATTGACCCTTTAGGTTTTAATTTAATTAGTCATGTTGAATTAGATATTGGCGGTCAACTTATTGATAGATTATATTCGGAATATATGTTTTTATGGTCTTGCTTAACATCTGATTACTTTAAAGCTCAAAAACTAAGCACTATGTTAAAGAGTGATTTGGATACAGGTACTTTACGTCTTCCTAATCCTGTAGGTTGTTCTACGGGTAATGGTCGCCCTTCATTACCTAATACGGTATACGTTCCTCTAATGTTTTTCTTTACTAAAAATCCTGGAGCTGCCTTACCTTTAATTGCTCTTCAATACCATGAAGTTAAAATTAATGTTATATGGAAAGAACCTTTGGAAATCGCAGGAAATTACAATAATGTATCTAAATTACCCCAAGCTTCTTCTGCTGCTTTGTACATTGACTATATTTATCTAGATACAGAAGAAAGACGTAGATTTGCTCAACAATCACATGAATATCTAATTGAACAAGTTCAATTCAATGAAGATGTAGGTATTTCATCACCTAATCAAAGAATTGATTTGACATTTAACCATCCTGTAAAAGAACTAATTTGGGTAGTGCAACCTCGTTCTTATACGGATTGCAAAGCTGCTAAAAAAGAAACACGCACATCTATAACTACTAGATTACTACCTTATGTATACGATAAACCTGCTGTATACGAACAATGGATTCAAATGAACGGCCAAGATAGATTAGAACGTCGTTATGGTGATTACTTTAATAAAGTACAACCTTACCAACACCATACTGGATTTGTTCCTGGAGTAGGTGTATACATGTATTCATTCGCTATTAAACCTGAAGAAAATCAACCCAGCGGTACATGCAATTTCTCTCGTGTAGATACAGCAACTATTGTAATGACAATGGATGGTTCAGTAGCTGTAAATCAAGATACGGATGATACATGGAACGTTCGTGTATATGCCATTAACTATAACGTACTACGTATTATGTCAGGCATGGGTGGTCTAGCATATAGCAATTAAGTATTTGTTGGTCGTGTTAATTTCTTAATTTTTTCTAGATAAAGAATACCATCCATTAATTCTTCTTGAGCATGATTAATCCATTCTAAGAAAGATAAATCATTTCTATCTAAGGTTTTCCCATATTTAATTTGTCCAATTCTTGCTCTTTCTTCAAACTTAGATATGATACTGCTTACTACAGAATCATATTTAGGTTCCATGTTTTTAATATAAAAAAGTTTATAATATTTAAATTACCATGACATAACAATATCTTCCATTCTACAATTTCCTTGATCTAAATCTTTTTGTTCTTCTTGTTCAACTAATTGATTTGCATGTTTCAAATCTTCATCAAACATAGATTTATCTTCCATATCACCTTCAGGTAATTTCGTTTCATCAATTAATAAATCAACAAATCCTGTTCCGCATGGAGGAATTTGTCCAAACATAATATTGGCTGAAACGCCTTTCATAGTATCAAATTCTCCTGATACAGCAGCATCAAATAAGATTTTAGTAGTTTGTTCAAATGATGATTTTGCAAGAACACCATTATCTAATTTGGACATACCAAATCTATCAATTGCAATAAAATGTCCATGATACGTCATAGCATCAACTAATAAACAAGGATGATGATAATTAATAGAATCTTGGCCGAAAACTTTCATCAATTCTTCATACATTACCATACGAGCAGCTTCAATTCCAAATACATCTAAAACTTCATGAATATCATCTGAAAATGTTTTAGTAGCATCAACACTATCTTTCATAAATAAATCAAGTAAGTTTGTACCTTCAGAATCTAAAATCCATTGAACTTTTGGTACATATCCACCAACTTTTTCATCATATACTAATTCATCTTTAATTTCACGAGGAAAGATACGTCCAATTCCATCAACTCCAGTTAAAATAGTATCTAGTAATTTATCTTCAATAAATCTTAATGACAAAGCATTTTTAGCTATATCAAGACCAAATGTAATGCGTAAAACTAATTTATTAGAATTAATATCTGTATGAATACAATCAAATACTTTCAAAACTTTATTATTTTCAATTTTAGATTGAATTAAGGTCATATCATTCACATTACGAATTACCATTTCATCTTCATCTAATTCTAATCTCATTATCCACGGAGATACACACGCTTGTGATTGTGTAATTGAAAACTTTTCATATAATTGTAATAATTCTCTATCTTCTTGTACAGATGTATTAGAACTTAATGGATTAGGATCATAATAAATACGAACAGATTTAGTAATATCATTCAAAGTAGTTTTTTGAATATCTTTTTTTACTGATAAAGCACTTGATTGTGAAGAATCTTTTAAGTATATAGAATTTGATGGATTTTTAGGATTTCTTGAAACACTTAGAAGTTCTTGTATACGAGGAACGCCTTGAGTTGCATTAGCTTTTGCTGTTCCAGCTGAATGGAAAGTATTTAGAGTTAATTGGGTTGTAGGTTCACCAATAGATTGAGCTGCTAAAGGTCCAACCATTTCACCAGGATGGACTAAAGCTCTTAAATATTTGAACTGAATTTCATTTATAATTTCATCAAATATTTCTTTAGAAAATCTATGTAGTATAATAGATTTACGAGGAGCTAAATAAAATCTTAAGAGAATATGGAATAATCTATTTGATTGAATGAAATCTTTTGAACATAATTTATTTAATTCATCAACTACGTATTCAGGACTAAGATTAGTTTTAACAGAATAAGGATTTTTAAATTTATGTATAATTCTACCTAGGTGTACAGGAGCATATACATCCGTGGAATTAATACCTTTGAATACATGTTTAACTAATAAATCACGATCTTTTAATAATTGTTCAACTAAATCAGGAGGATCTTCTGATATTTTTTCACAGCATACTGATTTGAAATCATCGCGAGTACAAGCAAAATTCTTATAAAGTTGTTCCATTGTCATAACACCTAAATCACATTCTTGTTTTTCAATACATATAGAATCAATACCATCTTCTGAATATCTGAATTGTACTATAGCACCATTAATATCACGAACAGTATAATCTTGTTCTACATGAATATCTTCCATTAATTTAACAAGTTTACGTTGAATATATCCAGTATCTGAAGTTTTCACAGCTGTATCAATTAAACCTTCACGCCCACCCATAGCATGAAAGAAGAATTCAGTTGGACGAATACCTGAAATAAATGAATTTTCAACAAAACCACGAGATTCAGGACCATCATCAAATTTAGCAAAATGAGGTAAAGTTCTATTATCCATAGAATATTGAATTCTTTTACCATCAACGTTTTGTTGAGATAACAAAGCCATCATTTGAGTAATGTTCAAATCTGAACCTTTAGAACCAGAATCTACCATTTGAACCATACGATTCGATTTATCTAGGGTTTTTGTAAGTTCTGAAATTTTCTTGTTAATTTCACTTAGAACACCCATAATTTTATTTTCTAATTCTTCGCCATTAGATCTACCACTATCATTAATAAATCTTCCACCATGCATATCAGAAAGAATATTTGAAACTTCTTGTTTACCATTCTTCAGAATTTCTTCGATTTTTTGGGACGTTTCTAATGAAGCAATTAAATCGGAAGGACCAGTAGAAAATCCAGAAAATAAATTATATTTAGTTACAATATTTTGAATAGAATTAATAAATTCTCCTGCACGTTCATGACCAAAATCATTATAAATTGCATGAATAATACCTTTTGAAGCAGATTGAAATGCACCTTTGTGCAATCTTCCTTTAGTTAACAAACCATTTTCAACTTTAATAGACCCATCAAAATTAATTAATGGAAATGCTTGTGAAATAACATCTATACCTGAAATAGGTTTATCAATTCTTTTAAATGTAGAAAGGGGTTTTTT